CCAGAAGCTGTCTTAATCCCTGAGAAGAATATAAAGCTGCCAGTATGCCTATTCTTTATATCGTACTTAGTTATCTCAAACATATCCTGCGCACCCATTAACTCTATCTTTTCTAGGAACTCAGGTATAATAGACATAGATGCAGAGGACATTGTATAACGAGTAAACAGCACCCCATTATTCTGCTCGTATGTTAGCAGGTTTAGAAATACTGTTACTGCAAATGATTTACCAGAACCTCGCCCTCCAGTAATGACAAAGTACCTACTGTCGCTCTGGAAAAGGGATTGATATTTGGGATTTATATTCAGTTTTTCCATCTAGATAATCTTTATGTTTCTTTATAATATAACGCAAACTATTTCCGCTTACATCACAAATTCTCAAAGTTTTTGAGTATCCATATTTAATTAGGCAATGAAGTATGTGTTCTGTATCTAATTTCTTAGACCTACCTATTTTGATACCATTCTTTTTAGCATCAGCAGAATTTTCCTTTCTACTGCCTAGCCTTAGATTATCAATACGATTATCATTCCTTAAATCATTTATGTGGCACACTACTAATTTGCGGTCAAATATTTTATCTCCAACCTTCTGATACATTGCTAGTCTATGCACATAGATATGAGTCAGCTTCCCCTCGAAATTTGTTGATATAACACAGTATCCGTTAGGTCTGTGATGACCTATAGGCTTGCCTTTTGGATTGTATGCTTGACCACTAGCGTCTACTCTGTAGCCCTGTTCATACATCCATTTAATCATCCGATTTGTTCGGCTCAATTGATTTGTGTTCATCTTCCTTTGGTTTTAGTTCCGTCACTAGTCTCTCTAGTGTTTCAATCTTTTCTAGGCATAGAACTACTATCATCTCCAGTCGTTCTATTTTGTTCTTCATTTCTATTAGCTTCGATTCTCTCATCTTTAACTTCTTTATGGGTTATATCTATAGTTTTAGGTTGGGCGAAATCAATCACAGGTATATTCACCTTAGTGTTAACATCTATTTGTTGCATCTCTTTCGGCTTACCATATCTATAATTCATTAGATAATCCCAATGCTTTGCTGAACCTCCCTTAGCTAATTTAGCTACTTCGATCCACATCTTCTCTTCACTACCAAACGTCTTCTTTAGTGCGGAAAGGGTAAGCCTGTTCATATCCTTATCAGCTACCTTTCTAGGTCTACCCTGCCCTCTGGAGACACCTTTCACCGCACCATTATTTCTTCTACCGTCTACCTTCTTTGGTTTATCTTCTTCCATATACTATTCTTCAAAGATTAACATCATTATCAGTATACCAGCTCCTATTATATAAAACATATCTACTGTTCTAATTGTTCTAATTCAGCTATAAAAGTCTTAGCACAAGCAAGACTATTTCTTTTTAAGATCAAACCTTTTAGGTGTTGCAACCTAACATTTGCCTTAATATATTTCTCTCTGTATTCGCCAGAATTTTCAACCTCATCTTTAAGTTTGTCTAAATCCGACTGTAGGGAAGCATTCTTAATAAGCAGATCAAGATAACTACGGTTCTTAACCTTTTCCTTTTGTATATTTTTCTTTATAGGAGTTACTTCGCTTAATATTTTATTATAAACCCTTATGTAAAACTTCTCGTTCCAAGAATCTAAATTGCTAAATACTTTCCTTAAGGAATGCAAAACAGTTGCGTGATCCTGTTCTAACGTCTCGCCTATAGCACAAAGACTAAGTGGAGTAACCTCCCTGCATATTCCATAATATAAAGCCCTAGCATAAACGTATTCTCTACTTCTTATGTGTTTCCCTTTAGACGTTCTCTCATCTAAATTTATTTGTAACTCTTCCTCTATTCTATTCCGTATCTCCTTCACTAACATATAGTAATTTTTTATAATCTTTATAAGCCTCTGCTATCCCTTGACAGCATTCGTAATGTTCTATTTCCTCGTAGTATTTTCTTAGTACACTTAAATCCTCTTCAGCTAATACACCAGTTGTGAGTGATATAAGTATATCTTTGTAGCATTCATCTTTGTCAGTATATATCATAATATATCCTCTATGTAGAATGGCTCAAAGTCAGTCTCACCATTGGCGATCCTCTTATAGTTATGTATACCTTGCTCTACAATTTCTTTACCAGATAAGTAGAATTGTTCAGACACACTAAAGAATCCAAACTCACCTGTAGATTTATCTATAGCAATGAATACAAAATTGTCATATGTGACGTTAAACAGGCTACAGTATATATAAACCTGTGCTGCGTAACCAAATTTACGAGCATCACTCTTAAACCATTTAAGGTTCTGACAGGTCTTTAAATCTGCAATATAACCATCACCTAGTATGTCTGCCTTAGCCCGAAAGCATAAGCCATCTATGTAACCTACAGCAGGTACTTCAGGTGTAGACTTTTCTAGTATATCGCCAATCTTAGAACAAGATAGAAATGTTTCTGCTAACTCTTCTACCTTCTCTTTATCCTTCTGAAGAAAGACTCTATCGTTCTCTGCTAATGCTTCTTTCCAAACCTTACCAGCTCTTTTTTCCACATCAACAAACACCTGTTTAGCATACACCTCTGGCTCTAGTACGTACCAATGGAATAACGAACCAAAGTCAAATGCTGACTTATGTCCGCTATAACCACCAATACTATCAATATACTTTATTGGGTCTTTCGACAAAAGTTTTATTGAAGAGGATGATAGACTATTCTCACCCATATAACCAAAGTAGAATGAGTCGTCCTTCATCTTTTCCAGAAGTTCACTTTCTCGCCAAGCCTTACCATCTAAAGTAAATATCATAATCTATTTGTAATTGGAGTACTGCTCTAAATATTTAGGCAAGTACCTGTTATACTCTTCTTGCTCCATCCAATGATGGTAAATTCTAGCCTCTTCTCCTAGAAGATCTTCGAACTGTATTTTCTCAAATTCTCTTTTAGTTGCTCCCATATCAAAAGTTTTTTATTAAGTACTTAATTATTCGTTCGGTCTTGTTCAGTAAGAATGATAATGGGTACTCAACAGAGACGTATAGTGCTAATAGTACAGTCTCTATGATGTAGAAGAACAAAAGCAGTACTAGTGCCATTGCTAACTTAAACGGTTTTAGAATTGTTGTTAATATCTTCATAATGTTTTCCTTTGCATCAAAGATAAACAAAATTTTGATACCACCAAATTATTTTTTCGGATCGAAGTTACTTTTCCACATAGTTTGACATACTGCAAAGCGTTGATCCCTATCTGGAAACTCGCTTATCATCTTAGCATTGTTCATACATCTGCGGTTAAATTCTTTCTGTTCCTCGTACTTCTTAGGTTGCATCTTAATTGGCATTATTTATTAGTTTTAATAGTTTCTCACAATACAATGTAGCATCCATCATCTCTTCCTGTAGGTGTCTGATAAACGCAATTGTATCTTCTTTAGACTCTTCTAAGGTCGTTCCGTATTTATTTATACCAACCTTACTTCTGTTGTTGTACTTTCGGACAACATTCTCGACTATGCTATCCACTCGCTCCGTTTGAATTGGAGAAGTAGATGAGGCATTCTCAAAATACTTTGTTACTGAATCACTCATAATTTTTCTGCTTTAGTTACTGATAAAAACCCAACCCTCTTTTCCACCCTATTGGCGTCAGAGAAGTGAGTCGTTTTTCTTAGTCTCATAGATTCCCATCTAGGTTTGAATTGTTTTAGGTTAAACCTAAAAACTCCCTCTGGTGTAGAATTTATATACATAGGTATCTCGAAAGTACCACTACATTTGCCCACCATAGCTTTATGCTTTTTTTCCTCAATCATCAACTTATCGTAATGAGATGTACGGCATTTAAGCTCTATTCTGTGATCAGCTGCAGCTGAATAACAATCCCACCTACTAGTAGGATCACTAGCCTTAACTAAGTCTGGATAGTAGTTCTCCTTTAGGTAATTAAACAAATCTTTCTCTTCCCAGTTTTTCATTTATACTTTCTATACACCTTCTCTAACTTTTTAAGAACGCTGTTAACAAAACAGGGAGCGCAACTTGTTCCCTCTACATTATCATTAAATACTCTATTGTATATATTAACAAGACTATTCTGTTGGTCTCTAGTGACTGTAGACCGTCTTTGTCCAAACCAATCAGCAAGATAATTATATTCATCTTCGGTTAAGCAATTAGGTTTCTCATAAGGAAACATACGATTTAAAAGTTCCTTACGACTATCACAGCCGCAATCTTCGCCTAGAATGAACTTAGCTACTTTCGCTACTCCAGTCTTTTCCAACACCTTCTCAACGGTATCACCTAGACCCTTACTCTCTTTTTCTTGTTTAGCCTTCCAATCTCGATAGGCTTTGGTGCGTTTATCGCCTTTAAACTCTTCCATACTATTTTGTATATTTATTATTCTTAGCTTCTAAGTACTCTTTCCACTCTTTCTCAAAAGCTCTTCTTACTTTCATCTTTCCATTCTTTAGAGTTCCAAATATAGAACTCAAACTTATTCTAGTCACAGAGGATATTGCTCTCATACTAAGTTGCTTCTTAAAATGTATTTCCCACAACTTCTTATCATACCAGTACCAACTATTTACCATTTCTTCTATTCCGCCAACTAGATTCTCAAAACTATCCTCATACTCATATACATCAAATAGACTGTCTGGCGACACATTGCTTTCGCTGAAATCTCCATCTATCTTCCACTTATGTACTTTAGATAGGAATAAATTCCTAAGGGTAACATATACATAGAAGCTGTTAAGCTCCTTATCATTATACATAATCCTTTCTGGATCATCTATGTATTTAACTAATCGAACATACATTGACTGTACTATCTCGTTAGCCTCTTCTTCATTGCATCCAAAGGACATAGCCATATGAATCCAATCCGAATGCTTATCAGCAAGTCTATCAATTAATCGTTCCACCAATGAAATGATATTCCGAATACACCGATAAAAATCTGTATCATATATTCTGGTGATAAATCTTCTGGGTGAGGCTCATCTTCAGGAAGCATATGTGTGTCCCAATAATTAACTCCAAATGTAAATCCGTAAATAGGAAAAATTTGTACGTGCATCTTATGTTATTTTATATTGTTTTATTGTTGCTACAATCCTAGCGTCCTCTTTATCAATACCTC